AGACACCTTTTCAAAGATTGCAAAACTTGTTGAAGCTGCTGCTCTTGTTGTTTGCTTTGCAACTTTGGCGACTGCTTGTGAAACTGTTAAGCAGTGGGCTGCTCTTCTTGGTCTTGTTTTGATCCCAAAGTATGGACAACAATTGTGTGTTGATTTTATCTCCATGTTCTCAAAACCGACTGCTCATGGAGATGAGACTGTTGAACCCTTTGTTACTGTCTTTTTGACTTTGATTTCTGTTCTTTTTACTGGTACTTTGTCGACCTCTATTGTTAACAATTTCTTTCGCTTGTATGATGTGACTGGTTGCAAGGATTTGTTTAAGAATGGTAGCAAACAGGCAATTTCTAAATTGTCTGATCTTGTTATTGTTCTTCTTCGTTTCCTTGTGAGTTGTCGTTCGAATGAGACGATTCGAGCTTTATTGACGCGTGTGGATATTGCTGAAGAGAGTCGAAGAACAATTGCTGAGGTTCCAAAGCTTTTAGTTGAAATGGCTCATGCAGTTTTGGCTTGTGGTCAGATGAGCAATGATCCTGCTCTTTATGCCCACCTTCCAAATTACCAGGAACTTCTTGCTCAGGCATGTGGAGTTCTTCGTACCTTAGTGCTCGTGAAAGAGTATCCTTTTGCAGAGAGAGTGCACTTCACAAATGAGTACAAGAAACTGTATGAGGCTGTTATGAGTGCTGTGAATTCGCGTAATGTTTTGTCTCGTGTTGAACCAACTGTTGTGTATATTGCTGGACCAGCTGGAATTGGCAAGACTTATATCGCGAAAGCTCTTGCAGAAGAGATAGCTAAGCGACAGTGGCCTGAAGAATTCAAGACAGGTGCATATTTGTATGACAGAAATCCCATCCAAGATCATTGGGATGGCTACTGCAATCAGCCAATCTGTAAGATGGAGGAGTGTTTTTCCCGACCAAATGCTGGGAAGGAAACAGCTGATGTCGAGCACCAAACTTGGTTACCTCTGATATCTAATGCGGTCTATGGTCTAAAGATGGCAGATATCAAGGAAAAGAAAACGAAATTTACATCTGAAGTTGTTATTTGTACATCCAATGTTGCTTTTCCTGAGACAGGAACCGTAGACCGTGCAGCTCTTTTGCGTAGAATGGAGAATCATGTGTTGATATCTTGGGAGAATGGTTTCCCAGCTCGTGTTGACCCATCGAATTCAAATTTGACCTCCCAGGGGTTGTCTCGTGATAACTCTCATTATAAAATGCGTATTTGGAAGCAAGGTAAATATTTACCAGTTCCTGTTGGCGTTGTTGCAGATAATGGCAAAGTTAAGGGACCTGTAAACCAGTCTGGTGCAACTGCACCTTCACGTTCTGATGACTTTACTCAAGCGGGATGGCCTCTAAAGTATGTGGACACTTCTGTTGAACCTGCAGTGAATAAATTTTATGTGGATGACTACACAACCATTTCTCTGGACGCGCTTGTTGACAGAGTTGTTGAATCTGTGAAGGCTAAGAATCGTGAAGCGAACATAGCTGCCAAGGCACATGCTTCTGATGAGGTTGTTACTCAATCTTTGATTCTTCCAGGTCATGTGGGCGATCATGCTGAATACAGTGAATATCAGTTCCCATTGCGTAACCAGTATGGTGATACAGTTTTTGGGAGTTCTAATGGAGAGATGATTCGCAGTATTTCCAGTTTGAATGAACTTGTGAACTTTAATGTTTCGTTACTTAGGAAAATAGTTAAATGTCGTTTTGGTAGTTCTGTTTCTTTGTTTGAATCGTGGTACTGTAGAGGTGTTTCTCAGTCTTTTGATTTTGAGGAGGGTGCAACTGAGGAACGTTTAACATGTGCGCTTGATGTTGTGACTGCTTATCGGACGTTTTGTCGTAGCCGTGTCGCTCCTGCGGTTGAACATGACTTACCATATTTTGTGGCTCGTCTTGGTGAAAGAGGTTTTCTCTTTGCAGATGGTGATAACAAAACCATGATTGGGCCAAATATAAATGGACAGCGTATTCAGTTTCAGCTTCGTCATTTACATCTTGTGAGTGTTGGTGTTTTTGCTCCTGACGATTACGAGGTTTTGTGCGAAGTTCGTGATCGCATGGGTATTGAGCAACAATACTCAGCTTTTTGGGTTGGTGTTCTCGGTTTTTGTATAATATTGTATCGCTTTTTCATTTTCTGTTTCTTTGCTTTTATTATGATTAATTTTGTTAAAACGCTTTTATCTGTGATTTTGTCGATGTTTGTGTCGAAGAAGGACAAAATAGTGTGCAATGGTAATGATATTGAGTATATGTTGTACATGCGTGAGCAAGCCGGGTTGTCTTGGCAAGGTGATGACCGAGGTTATGAGGACCGTGAAGGAAATCGTTATTTTTACGATCCAGAGAAACGTTCTTGGGTTAAGTACGAGAAACATGGAAATAAGAGACAAGGAAAGAAAGGTGCAACAACACGAAGGATTCGTGGTGGAGCTCGCGCTCATGCGGCTGATTGGATCTCGGAACTAGATTCCGAGATTAATGTCAATGAGGGTGATGCACATATGATAGATCGATTTGCCTCACAGTTTGTGCGTATAACTCTTCTTTCTGACGGACCTCGTCAAATAACGATGTATGGTTTGCAAGTTGTTTCTAACATGGTCCTTGTGCCAAGACATATTCTTGGAGGTGAAAAGTGTAAATCTTATCGGTTCCGTGTGGAAACTGACACAACATCTTTTACGGAGACTGTGTTTGATGACTCGATTCATGATTTTCGATCTGCAAAGAATGTTTCTGGTTTTGACCTTGAAAATAGTGATGGTATACTTGTTCGATTTAAATCACTTAAAATACAGCGGTCACTTCTGGGACACATTTGCCATGATGTTCTTCAACCTAGTGGTTTCTTTTCAAAACGTTTGGACTTGATGGCACTTGTTCCACGCATCAGTGAGACTTTGAATGCTGGACCCCGTTGTACTTTTGCTGTCCCTGTTGGGAAACTTCAGCTCACTGGAAATGTTAAGTACGCAGATGGGATTTATGCAGAATACACTGCTCAGTTGTATACAACAGATATACCAGATCTTGCTCATGGCGATTGTGGATCTCTTCTCGTGTTACGAGAGGATGGAGCTTTGCGTATTGCTGGGATATATGTTGCTGGAGATGTGAACACAAAGAGAAATTATTTTCAACCAATAACACGCAGTTTGATTGAATCTCTTTCTGGAGGGGTGGAGTGTAGAGGCTTTGCGAATTATCCACCTGTTGATCCTGAGGGCGAGATCGGAAGGAACATAACAAATCCTCTTCCAGCTTTGGGTAGATATTTGCATGCCGATAAACCCGGAGTTTCGTGTATACCACCAAGTGAAATTAGACCTTCGCCTTTGCAGGAAGAAAACAAGATGATTTTTGGACATGGACCTGCATCTGCACCGGCACAGTTGAATTATGCTTCTATGCAGAAGGCTGTTGACAAGAAGATGCACCATCCTGGTTTCTTTGATACAGCTATCTTGGAGAAGGCGGCAGATTGGGTTAAACAAGACCTAGCTGCGCACATTCAGGAGTGTTCACGTATTTCACTTCAGGCGTCAATAAATGGTGAATCTCATTATGGTCAAGGTTCCAAGATGGCTATTGATACTTCTCCCGGTCTACCCTGGTCATGGATGAAGGCAGCGGGATCAAAAGGAAAGACTGATCTTTTTGATTTTGTTGATGGTGAATGGCGTCCTAAGAAAGAGCTTTCAGATGCTGTGGCTGATGTTGTGAATTGTAGGGAAAATGGTGAGGTTAGACCAGGTCTTTTTCGAGGTACTCTCAAGGATGAGAGACGTGAGTTAGAGAGGGTTCTTGATGGAAAAACACGTATTTTCACTGCAGGTTCTGCTGAAAAAGTTATAGCAGATAGGATGTTGTTTCTTGATTTTGTTGTGCAATTTAAGGAAGCAAGACTTAAGCTTCCACATGCGTATGGAATTAATCCAGAGTCAACGGAATGGCATGACATGGGAATGAAACATCGTATGATGGGGAAGAAACATTTTGCTTTGGATTACTCAGGTTTCGATGCATCAGAGTCAATGCAACTTTTGCAAACTGTGTCAGAATGCGTTGCTTCAGTCTTCAAGGAAGAAGACAAGAAACATGTAATCTGTTCGGGTATTGAGAGTTTCAACCACTTTGTCGTGATTGATGGCGATCTGTTTCATTACCACCAAGGTAATCCGTCTGGATGCACTATGACAACAATCTATAACACCATCGCAAATTGGATTCTTCTTTCTTATTCTTGGATTAAACTTGCGATTGCAGAAGGCGCTCCGTTGACGCGATCACATTTCAAGGAAAATTGTGTGATACATGCTTATGGCGATGATTTTATCGGAACTGTTTCTGATAATGCTCAGTGGTTTAACGGAGACACAATTCCACCAATTTTGGAGTCGTGTGGTGTAAAGGCAACGGCACCTGACAAGGGCGAAATTTCTAAATTTTCAAAGTTTGAAGATCTTGTGTTTTTGAGTCGTTATTTTGTCAAGAACCCTTTTGATGGACCTGAGTCGATGATTGTTGGACCATTACCTAAGAGTTTGATTGAAGAAATTCCAATGTGGTACTACAAAGGTGCAGATAAGACAGATTACACCTCAACGATTCGAACTTGTGTGCGTTCTGCTGCTCTCTGGGGTCGTGATTACTTCCAGTGGTACTTAGGTAAAATGAGGATGACAAAAAACCGGACGTGAGTTTTTGGATTACAT